TTGCTTGCTTTACCGGTTGCCAATCGTTTCCTAAGTGCGGTCAATTGACAAAATGTGGTGTCTTGCCCCAGGTCCATAAACAATGCCAGGAACGTCCACCAATGGAGTTTTGCAGTAGCCAGGTCAATGCCATGCGTTTGCCGAAATGCCGCATAAATAAAATTTCCGTCTTTTGCAAACGAGTAAACGCGGGGCTGTGGATCTGTGTCTGTCTCTCCACTTTTGCCGCCATTCAAAAACCAATTCGCTTGCTCCAATGCCGCGCCGATGTCATCCGGTACTACTGAGTACAAATTACTC